TGAAGGTCAGTTACTGACTGGTAAAGGTACAGCTAATCAAACACAAGGGTTCCGTAGCCAACAAGAATTAGTGCAAGCTATGTCTGATCCACGCTATGATCGTGACCCTGCATACCGCCAAGAGGTTATGCAAAAACTTGAAAACTCTGACGTACAATTCTAATGACCGTTACCACCAACGATCGCGGACAACAAAACCTCTTTGCAAAAGAACCCACCATGTACACTGACGACAATTACACTGTGACTCACAACGAAAAAGCTGAGATGCTCAACGGTCGCCTGGCTATGCTGGGTGTGATGGCTGCGCTTGGAGCGTACGCACTAACTGGTCAAATTATCCCCGGAGTATGGTAATGGGCTGTGGTAAGTACGCTAACATCCACGCAAAACGAATGCGTATCGCCAAGGGCTCTGGCGAGAAGATGCGTAAGCCTGGGAGCAAAGGTGCTCCTACGGCTGCGAACTTCAAAAGAGCTGCTAAAACTGCTAAGAAAAAATGATTGAATGCCCTGATTGTACTGTGCAACAGCAGTACGTACTCGAACAACTGCAGACTGTTGCTGATGTAAAAGATCGTACTGCCCTTGCTGTCATCATGGGTAACATCGAACAAGAGTCTAACTTTAAACCTAACATTTGTGAAGGCGGTGCTATTGTACCTTACGATCGCTGCCTTCGTGGAGGTTATGGTCTTATTCAATGGACAAGTATTGACCGTTACAATGGTCTAGGTAATTATTGTGCTAGTCGTGATGAAGACCCTAGCTCTCTTGAGTGTCAAACTGCTTACATGATTGATGAAATGAGGTTTAGGGATGACCTTGAAGCGTTTCAAACGCCACACCAAACAGTCCCTTATTACATGAATGCTGCCTACTACTGGTTAGGATGGGGCATCCATGGTAACCGTACTAAATACACTTATTCTTTTCTAAACAAACTACAATGAAATTCTTTGCTATCCTCCCCGCAGCCCTGATCGCTGCTGCCCCTGCTGTTGCTGGTCCTTACGTCAACATTGAGAACAATGCTGGCTTCACTGGATCTGATTTCAACGGTCATGTGACTGACTTTCACGTGGGTTATGAAGACGGTGGTTCCGTTGGTAGCTGGTATATCCAGGGCGGTCCTTCTGTGTTCTCCCCTGATGGTGGTGAAGCAGACACTAAACTGACTGGTAAGATTGGCGGTTCTGTTAATGCTACCGAACAACTCTCTGTTTACGGTGAGCTTTCTGCTGCCTTTGACTCTGTTAATTCCTATGGTACCAAAGCTGGCGTGAAGTACAGCTTCTGATAAATTAAATATGTGGTGGGTGGGTCGGTTCTTTATCTCAATTAATTATGGCAACTTCTGTACTTACCCGTCAGGAGTCAACCTGGGATCAGTTTTGTGACTGGGTTACTTCGACTAACAATCGTCTTTATGTGGGGTGGTTCGGTGTGCTGATGATCCCTTGTCTGCTCGCTGCTACTACCTGTTTTATTCTTGCCTTCATTGCTGCACCTCCTGTAGACATTGATGGCATTCGTGAACCCGTTGCTGGCTCTCTTCTGTATGGTAACAACATCATCTCTGGTGCCGTCGTGCCTAGCAGTAACGCAATTGGATTACATTTGTACTCGATCTGGGAAGCCAATACCATTGAAGAGTGGCTGTACAACGGCGGACCCTATCAGCTCGTTGTGTTCCATTTCCTTATCGGTATCTTCTCTTACCTGGGACGAGAATGGGAACTTTCGTACCGACTTGGGATGAGGCCCTGGATCTTTGTTGCTTACTCTGCCCCCGTGGCTGCGGCGACTGCAGTCTTCCTTGTCTATCCGTTTGGTCAAGGTTCTTTTTCTGATGGAATGCCTCTTGGCATTTCCGGTACGTTCAACTTCATGTTGGTCTTCCAGGCTGAACATAATATTCTTATGCATCCTTTCCATATGCTTGGTGTTGCCGGCGTATTTGGTGGGGCTCTGTTCTCAGCTATGCATGGTAGCCTTGTCACCTCTTCTCTTGTACGTGAGACGACTGAAAATGAAAGCCAAAACTATGGCTACAAGTTCGGTCAAGAGGAGGAGACTTATAACATTGTTGCAGCGCATGGTTACTTTGGGAGGCTTATCTTCCAATATGCGTCGTTTAATAATAGTCGCTCTTTGCATTTCTTCCTTGCCGCTTGGCCCGTCCTGGGGATTTGGTTCACTTCTCTTGGCGTCAGTACTATGGCGTTTAACTTGAATGGATTCAACTTTAATCAATCTATTATTGATCGTCAGGGTCATACCATTAATACTTGGGCTGACATTCTTAACCGTGCTAACCTTGGTTTTGAAGTGATGCACGAACGGAATGCTCACAACTTCCCACTTGATCTTGCAGCAGCTAGCTCCACTTCTGTGGCTCTGACTGCTCCTGCTATCGGTTAACTTTAAATAAGCAAATGGCTTATTAAAAGAAGTAACTGTTTCTTTTAATTAATTCGTACGTTCAACCTTCGGGTCGCATGTTGCCTAGTCATGGAACGGGGGCTAGGTTTATTTTTGTACGAACTATGTCTCTCAATCTTATTCGTTTCCTTGATAATCAGCGTCGTCGTGCTGAGCGTTATCGTGTTGATACGCTCCGCTATCGCGGTGTTGAATACAAGAAGTAATCTGGTGACTTGTGCGTGCTTAACGCACACTGGGAGGGGTTCGATTCCCCTCCTTACTTATTGGTTAGAGCCGGTACGCCGATACCTCTAGCCGTCTAGACGGTGGGATAGACCACGATAAAAACTTAATACTTCTGGATCCAGAGGAACTTGCTTAAACCTCTTTATAAAAAACAATGGCTTTTCAATCTTCTGTTAACCCCGCTCAGCTTACTCAGCTGGGTCAGGCTAACCTTGCGGGTGATACCCGCGCTCTCTATCTGAAGCTTTTCAGTGGTGAGATGTTCAAGGGCTTCCAGCACAACACCATCGCTCGCGATCTGGTGATGAAGCGTACCCTTAAGAACGGTAAATCTCTCCAGTTCATCTACACCGGTCGTACCAAGAGTGAGTTCCATACTCCTGGTAACAGCATCCTGGGTGATAGCAACAATGCACCCCCGGTGGCTGAGAAGACCATCACGGTCGATGATCTGCTGATCTCCAGCGCATTCGTCTATGACCTTGATGAGACCCTTTCTCATTACGACCTCCGTTCGGAGATCTCTCGTAAGATCGGTTATGCTCTTGCTGAAAAGTATGACCGCTACATCTTCCGTGCTATCACTCGTGGTGCACGTCAAGCTTCTCCGATCACTGCTGCTGGCTATGTTGAGCCCGGTGGTACTCAGATCCAAGTCGGTACTGGTGCCGGTGCTGAAGCTGATGCCTATGATTCCGCCAAGCTGGTTGCTGCATTCTATGATGCCGCTGCTGCTCTGGATGAGAAGGGTGTGTCTATGGACGGTCGTGTGGCTGTTCTCAACCCCCGTCAGTACTATGAACTGATTCAAGCTGTGGGTACCAACGGTCTTGTGAACCGTGATGTCCAAGGTACCGCGCTGCAAGGCGGACAAGGTATCGTGGAAATCGCTGGTATCAAGATCTACAAGTCGATGAACATTCCTTTCTTCGGCAAGTATGGCGTCAACTACGGTGGTGCTGTGGCTGATCCTGGTAACACTGGTTCCTTCATTGGTACTGCTCTTGAGGATGCTGATACTGCTCAGACTGGTATCAACAACGACTACGGTACTGCTGTTGAAGTCGGCGCCACTTCCTGTGGTCTGATCTTCCAGCGTGAAGCTGCTGGTTGTGTGGAAGCTATCGCTCCTCAGGTGCAAGTCACCAGCGGGGATGTCTCCGTTATCTATCAGGGCGATGTGATCCTGGGTCGTCTCGCCATGGGCGCTGACTACCTGAATCCTGCTGCTGCTGTTGAGCTTTATGCTACCAACGTTGCACCTTCTGCATTCTGATCTTTTTTTTGGGAGCCTCTTCGGGGGCTCCTTTTTTTTAATTCTTTATTGAGAATAAAACTCATTTACAATTATGCCTTTTCCTACTACTGGCTCCAACACTGAGCTACAAGCTGTTAATCAGATCCCTGGCGTCAGTTGGTCAGGCTCCTGTAACCACGTTGACAACTGAAGAAACTCTTGTACTTAGTGAAACCTCTAGGTTTACTGGTTATATTAATGGTACTACTCTTTATACTTCTAAAAGCGATTTAACCCAAGGGTCTTATATTAGTGGTACTGGTGTAGAAGACAACACTTCTATTTCTACAGCACGTACTTTGTTTACCCCAAGCGCTAGTGCTTCAGGTACTACACTTACTTCGACCTCAGCTTTTATCCCTAAAGGTGTATCAATTAGTAGCTCTACAATTACTACTGCTGTCACTGTAGACAGTGGTCCTACCGATATTGGTGGTGGTAATTTTACATATACTATCAGCGCTTCTACTACTGCAGCTAATGCAGCTCTTACGTTAAGCCCTATCTATTATAACCATACCTTAAACATCAATCATACTAGCAATGTAGGCAACACTGTTACCCAAGCTAGCTTGACTCAATCTAATGTTACAAGTAGAGTTGAAACTCAAACCAACCCGGACGTTGCGATTGCACTCAACACCCTGAGGGAAGTCTCACGTGAAGTCCAGTCTGAAGGCTGGTCTTTCAATAAAGAATTGGATTATCCCGTTACACCTGATTCTAATAATGAAGTGAAGATTGCTAATAACATTCTTCAGATGGATCTTAACTCATCCTACACTCAAAACATGGGTAGGGATTCTATTAACCGTGGAGGTAAACTCTATGACCGTATTGCCCATTCTAATAAGTGGACTGACGAAAAACTCTATGTAGATATTACTTGGTACTTTGATTGGGAGAACATCCCTCAACCTGTTCAGGCATTTATCGTAGCACGTGCTGCTGCTATTGTGTCTAGCCGTGTTGTCGGTGACCCAAATCAATTCCAAATGCTTCAACAAAAAGAAGCTTTTGCACGTGCTATGGCAATGGAGTATGAGTGCAACCAAGGTGACTACACTTACTTCGGAAGTCCTAAGACTGGAAATTATTATCAAAGCTATCAGCCGTACCATACCTTGCAACGCTAATGCCAGCAGTAACTCAACTGACACCTAATTTTCTTGGTGGTGTCTCTAAACAAAATGACGACAAGAAACTAGAAGGTCAGCTAACTGAGTGTATTAACGGTTATCCTGACCCTACCTTTGGTCTTCTTAAAAGACCCGGTATGCAATATACTAATGTATTGCGTAAAGCTAATGGTGATGCATTTACAGAGAGTGAACTAGAAGATGCGTCTTGGTTCTTTATTGACCGTGCTACTGCTGGGTCTTACATTGGTTGTATTAAAGGTACTGACATCTTTGTGTGGACTGCAGAGGATGGTACGTTTTGCACTGTTGAAGCCCCAGGCGGAGGAGCATATGCTACTGGGTATTTAACAGGCGCTAGCCAGAACGATTACCACTTCCGTAGCATTCAAGACACTACAATTATTACCAACAAAACTGTCAACACTGCTATGCAGGCAGATGGTACTTATTTGGCTAACTCTGTTGGTACGTTAAAATTAATTGCAGTAGAATCTAATCTTTATACTATCACTTTGCAAGGAGATAATATTACATTTACTCCTAGTAATGATACCTTCGACCAAATGCTGTTGTATGACGCCAGTGATGTACATATTGGCCGTCACATGATGGATGCAATTCAAGCATATATCCTTGCTAGACAAGCTGCTAGTGACCCTGATTTTACTGGAAGGTGGTACTTAGAAGGATATATTAACAGTCTGGTTATTCGTCGTACAAACGAAGCTAACGGTGTTGTAACAGATTATAGTACTCCTGGTGGTACTGCCTTGGCGTTCACTCTTAATGCTAAAGGTGGTGTAACAAATGATTCTCTTCAGGTTTACTTAGACGACGTAACTACTGTTGACAAACTAGCTCTACAATCTTTCCACGGTAACACAGTAAGGATTTTAAACAGTGAGTCTGCTGATGACGATTACTACGTTAAATACGTTGCCTATAATGGTACTGGTGGTGATGGTTATTGGGAAGAAACATTAGCACGTGACGCGTCTCCTGGATTAGATGCAGCTACAATGCCACATGAGTTGGTTAACACAGGGGCTACTACATTTACCTTTGGTCCTATTGCTTGGAACGGTAGGTTGACTGGAGACAATACCACCAGCCCTGAGCCTTCATTTATTGGTAGCACTATCAACTCAACATTCTTCTACAGCAATCGCTTTGGTGTGTTATCTGGTGACAACATTTTTCTAGGTGTTGCTAACGACTCTTATAACTTCTTTGTTAAATCAGCACTCACACAGATTGATTCAGATCCAATTGACTTGAACGTATCTAGTGTACGTCCTGTTACGTTGTCTGATGTCTTGCCTTCACCACAGGGTCTTATCTTATTCAGTGAACGTCAACAGTTCCAGCTGTATGCAACTGACGCTAGTATCCTTACACCTAGCTCTGCTGTGATTCGTGCCCTCTCTAACTATGAG